CAAGTCCAAGGTTGTGACATTTGGCCCTTTAGTATGACCGTCCGAGACTTTGACCCGACGCGCCTGGAGGCGGACTTTTCGGCCATTCAAGATCAGGCTGGCATCACGTTCAGCATCTTCAACACGGCCATCACCGGCGTCTGGAACAACTCGCGGAATATGTTCCAGTCGTTCGAAGATCAGCGCCGAGACGAGGGGCGCTTCACGGTATTTTTCCTAGCGTCGCAGGTCGTGACTGCTCCGCAGCTGACGACGACCGTTGTGCGTGCTGGGGTAACATACTTTATCGAGGCACTAGAATTCGACGCCGAAGGAACCGGCGTTCAGATCGAGGTTCGGAAGTCGATATGATCGCGCTTGAACTACGCACTCGCGAACTAGAAATGAAGCTGGCACGGCTGGCGGATGCTGCGCGTGTCGACTATGGCAACGTGATTCGCGAAGAAGGTCGGTTCGTAACTCAGACTCTGGTCAAGTTTACTCCGCCTAAGAATCTATCGCAGGGTCGAAACGCAGTTGCCGGTGACATGACCAAGTTGTCGCTGCCGTTAGTTTACGAATACTTCCAGTCGCGAATCACTGAAGGCGGCTTCTACAAGAGCATTGCGCGATACGTCAGAACCCGAGCAACAGAGAAGCTCAATCTGCTTTTCCAGAATCCGAATCTGCACGGCTTCTATGGTCTGCAAGTGCTGCGGTCCTACGAGGAACTGGCAGCCCAGCATCGTCAGCGCAGGAACAACCGCGGAAGAATTGGCAGCAAAACAAACTTTGCCTCTTACTCTGGCGACTACAAGAAACTGCTGAGTGACGTGCAGTCTCGCGTTGGTTGGACCGTTTCCGGATGGATTCCAGCCGCTAAAGCGACCGGAGCAAAGTACAAGAAATTCTCTGACCGCTTTGGAGGTAAGTCTGGAGCCGTTCAGTATAACTTCGGCCGCAATCCGTTTATCTTCGCGCGCAACGTCAACGTAAAGATTCCAAACTATCAGCGCACGGTTGATGCAGTTTTGCGGAGTCGCATTGCAACGACGCAGGCGAAACTTGAAAGAGTGTTGGCCGGCAAGGCCGTGAATCTCGGTTTCGTTCGCGTCAAGGGAGGTCGACCAGTTCCATTTAGCCAAGCCGCATGAGTACCAGAACACAGATCCGAAACGCCATCGGCGCCAAGTTAACCGCCGGCGGTGCAGTTGTGCCGACCGCTAACTTGCTGCGAGGGCGAAACAACACGCTGCAGTCGGTTTCCTTCCCGTCTGCAGCGGTCTACGCTGTTGATGAGCAGATCGAGGTTCGGTCGCTAGCGCCGAGCAACCGCGTCCAGTACCGCCAACTGACCGTGAACGTGGACTACTTCACGGCACAGACTGGCGTGACCTACATTGACGATCTTTTCGATACTGGCTCGGCTGCGGTGGAGGCCGCTGTTTTGGAAGACGTTACGCTCGGCGGCGTCTGCGATGACCTCCATCTGACAAACGTCCAATATGTGATAGAGGACGACGAGGACAAGCGCTGGGGCGTCGCGCGTCACACCTTCAACTGCATTTATTTAACCACTGACTAATATGGCTAACCACCTAGGCCGCGAAGGCACCGTTCGAATCAGCAGCACCACCATCGGTGAACTGCGCAACTACTCGCTTGCGCATTCATCGGATGTCGTCGAAGACTCCGTCATCGGAGACATCTACCGCACCCGCAAGGCCACGATGCGCACTTGGTCCGTGTCTGGCGATCTTTATTGGGACGAGGTAGACGCCGGCCAGCTGTCGCTGACCATTGGCTCCTCTGTTACGGTCAATCTTTATCCGGAAGGAACCGCTTCGACTTCTACCTATTATACTGGCGGCGGCATCGTGACCAAGTTTGATATCAGTGCCGCGTTTGACGGGATGGTAGAATCTGCAATTTCCATCGAAGGGAACGGCGCTCTGAGCACCGTTACGGTCTAATGGATGCAATCGACCTAGTACGCGAACACTTCGCCGCGCTGGGCACTCGCTCAATCGAGGTGCCTGAGTGGAAGCTGACGATCTACGCAACGCCGGTCACGCTGGCCGAGAAGAATCGCCTTTACCGCAAAGCCAAGGAGAACGACATGGAGCTACTCGTGGACGTTCTCATTTTGAAGGCTACAGACAAGGACGGCAACAAGCTGTTCAACGCTGACCACCGGATGACTTTGCTGCACAAGGCCGACTCTAATCTCATTGCGCGAGTCGCTAACTTCATCTTGTCGGAGGCTGCGCCGCCAGTTGAAGAACTAAAAAACTGATTCACGGTGGCGAGGGTGCCGATCTCCTCGCCATCTATGCACTAGCGGAAAAACTCGGCAAGTTCGCGCATGAGGTCATGCAGATGCCAGCACAAGAACTGACAGGCTGGCTTGCTTATCTACACTATCAACAGCAGGTGACCAAGAAACATGGCTGAAGCAACATTCAACATTCGCGCGGTCGATTCGACTAGGCAGGCTTTTGCTTCGGTCCAAAACAATCTGAACAGGCTTTCAACGACTGCGGAGAAGGCCGGAAAAAAGATTCAGCAGAGTTTCAGCATTCAGCGTGGTATCTCGATGGCGATGGTGGCGCTCGGTCTCAGCATGGACGCAATCGCTGAGAAGATCTCAAACGTCATCACGGGCACTAACAAGGAAGAGTTAGACGCTCAGGCCAAGAACCTCCAACTGATGCAGCAGCAGGCCGCGGCGGCCGAGGCTCTGGCAGTAGCAAAGCGAACCGACGCGCAGCAACTACTTGCGCTCAATCTTGAGGCCGAGCAACTACAGTCGCGCATTGCAAATAACTCAGCCGACACTACTGAGCAAGCAAACCGGCTCCTCGAGGATCAGATCGCGCTGAGTCAGACGCGGCTCAACATTCTCACGCTTGGTCTCAAAATCGAAGAGGATCAACTAGCGACTCAGAAAGCCTATCAGGCTTCAATTGAAGATCTCGGTGCCGCACAGTCACGCATCTACTCGGGCCAAGCATCACTTGCTGATCGTATCACCGGCATTCGCGCACGCGAGGCAACGATCCTCAAGGACATGGCCTCTATCGGCGCAGATGACATCGAACTGCGTACCGAGAAGATCAAGGAACTGACTCAGGTTTACGAAAAACTTGCGCCGCTGCTGGAAGAACAGCGCCGACTTGGACGCGAGGCTGGCGACATGATCGCGATGGGTTTCGAGGATGCCATTTTCTCGGGCGAGAAACTGTCCGCGGTTCTAAAGAACCTTGCGCTCGATCTGATGCGGCTGATCTTTCGCAACGTCATTACGGCTCCGCTGGCGTCGTCCATCGGTAACTTCATCAACGCTGGTCTCGGCTTCTTGGCCGAAGGTGGACCCGCCAAGGCCGGCTCGCCGTACATCGTCGGCGAAAAAGGACCGGAGCTATTCGTGCCCGGATCAAGCGGCACGGTGATTCCCAATGACCGCATGGGACAAATGGGCAGCGCGGCCGGAGGTTCGAACATCAACATCTCCTACAATATCCAATCTGGCGTTTCACGCGCTGAGTTGCAGCCGATCCTTGATAATGAGCGTAAGCGTTTGATGGTCACTATTCCCGATCTTGTGCGCCGCGGTGGTTCGTACCGGAGCGCCTTTGCCTAAGCCATGGCTATCTCATACCCACTTACGCCGCCCTCGCCGTTCAAGGTTAGCAAGCTATCGCTGACCGGAGTCTCGGCGCGTTCACGCTCGGTGTCACCGTTCACGTTTCAGGTGCAGCAGTACAACTGGCCTGGGCAGGGGTGGCTTGGCTCGGTCGAATGTCCGCCGATGGTTCGCTCGGACGCCGAGCAGGTCATCGCGTTTCTGTTGGCTGCGCAGCGTGGCACGTTCTACTTCCGCGACTACAGCAACAGTGCGCCGCGAGGCAACGTCACTGGCACGCTTACGGTGGCGAGTGCCACGGCCAACGGAACGACGCTAGGCATCTCCGGCGCGACTGGCACCTTTGCCGTGGGAGACTGGCTGCAAATCTCAACGTCACTCTACAAGGTCATTCAGGTGAACTCATCGAGTTCTGTTGACGTGTTTCCTGTGCTGCGCGCTAGCTACTCAGGCGGCACGTCGATTGTGACCTCAAGTCCGCAAGGCATCTTTCGCCTAGGCAGCAACCAGACCGACTGGTCAATTGAGTTGGCCGGCATTTACGGCGTGTCCTTTTCTATCGTCGAGGAGATTCCGCAATGAGCATCACCGCAGCAGGCAGGACCATGACGGCTGGTATGGTGGCCGAGGTCACCACGGCGCAACTGTCACCAATTCTCATGGTGGACATGGAGTTTTCGACACCTGTTTACCTGTGGACTGGATACGGAACGCTGACCTATGCAGGCAAAGGGTATCTTGGTCTGGGAGATCTCGGGAACGTCGCAC